GTCAAGAAAAGAAACTTGTCGCCGTCAGTGACGAAACGTACCAAGTACGCATGCCCGACGTCGCCAGCTATTACCCCAATTTGATGTTGAATTCGGGAGAGTTCCCGCCCGCGCTGGGTGCCGCGTTCTTGCGCGAATTTGCCGAAATTAAAGACGGTCGACTTGTGGCAAAGGCCCTTGCCAAAAAGCTGAAAGCCCAGGGCTTTGAAGGAACCGTGGAATATGAAGACGCCACGACCGAAGACGGCGGCGGCAAGATTATGATTAACGGCACGTTTGGCAAAACCGGGAGCCCTTACAGTGTGCTATGGGCGCCCACCATGTTGATTCAAACGACCGTCACGGGCCAATTGTCGCTTTTGATGCTGATTGAATGGCACGAACTTTATGGAATCCCGGTGGTGTCAGCGAACACCGACGGCATTGTGATTAAGTGCCCGCGGGACAAGTTGCACATATCCGAAGCCCTGATTGCCGAATGGCAAAAGCGCACGGGGCTGGAAATGGAAACCGACGATTACATTGCCATCTATGCCCGCGACGTGAACAATTATTTTGCCATCAAGACCCCGGACGACGTGAAGCGCAAAGGGGAGTACGGCAAGGGCGGATTGGTCGAAAAGAAAAACCCCGACGTTGAAATTTGCGCCGACGCCGTGGCCGAATTCTTGGCAAAGGGCGTCCCCGTGCTTTACACCATTTCGGCGTGCCGTGACCTTCGCAAATTTGTCACCATTCAAAAGGTCAACGGGGGCGGCGTCAAAATGTGGGGCGAAGGTCCGCGCAAAGGTGCCAGGGTCATGGACATGGTCGGCACGCTGACGGCAAACGGCTGGGTCAAAGAGGGCCGCAAGTGGCGCAAGGGTGACAGCGTCACCGACGCGACCACGGCTTATCACGCATGCTTCGCGCCTCAAACGCCGGAATATTTGGGCAAGGTGGTGCGCTGGTATTACAGCACCACGGCGCCCGGCCCCATCGTCTACGCCAGCAACGGCAACACGGTCAGCCTGTCCTATGGTGCCCGGCCGTGCATGAACTTGCCCGACGAATTCCCGAACGACATTGATTATTCGTGGTACGTCGACAAGGCCGAAGCCATGTTGCAAGACGTCGGTTTTTACATGTTGACAGGCGCTAAATAATTTATCTATAATTGCACCATCAGTTCAACACGGAGAAAAAGCAAATGTTCAAATTCATTATCACGGTCGACGGCGTCAAGTACGAAGGCATTTTTGCTTGCAGTTGCGACGCGGTCATTGATGCAATCGAACGCAACCCCGACGCCCGTCGCGTCAGTGTCAAGGCCGCCAAATGTTGACATTGAATCCCGGGCTTATGCGGTCCATGGACACCGACCATTTGCTCGGTTCATTGGAGTGCGAACCGGCCATCATGCGAACGCCGGTTGAATTGGAATTGATGCGCCGATGTTATGACCTGGCGGACGAACGGGACGAAAGAATTGAAGCCGACAAAGTGCAAGGACACATTGACGATGCGGCAACGCACTGGCCGGACGAAGATTTTTTGCACCAACTAAGCGACCGCATTTTTGAATTGGGCGAACAGTTGGACGGTGACAATAAAGACGAAGCGCACGCCATTGCCGCCGAATTGACCAAATTGGAACAGGCTATTGAAGAAGCGAAAGGACGCCATGATGCTGAACTTGCAAAAATTTTTACGGCTTAACATTTTCCTGTTGTCCATCGTGGCCGCCACAGGGCACGCCGCATGCGTCAAAATCGCCGCGGACGGTACGGAAGGGCCTTGCCCTGTCCAAGTGCAACGGGAGCCCGTAGCGGCCCCGGAACAGGCCAGCGCCAGCCCTTGCCAGCTTGGGGGCATACTGGCGTATAAAGCCTACCTTGAAGGCACATACGACGCGCAACGGCCGGACGGTCGGAAGCTGCATTATCTGGTCGACTATTGGGGTGACATGATGGTCGCCAAGCATGACCGCAAGATTGCCCACCGGGCCGTCGATTACGTCGCAATCCGGCTTCAAGCCACAGGAATGCGCCAGCCTTGGGACGGCGCTGTCTATGAAGCCGCCCGCGAATTTATTGCAAGGGAGTGTTCAAAGTGACTTACAAAACCGGAACCAAATTGACCGACAAGACGACCGGCGACGTGTTCATTGTCAGCAGTTCGACCGCGGACCAAACGGCCTACACTGGCGCCAGCGGAAGCGGCACAATCAAGACGTCGGAATTGCCCCAGGTGTTTGACGCTGACGATAGCGGCGTCCCGCTGCAAACCGTGGCCGAAGCCCTTTCGGCGCTTGACGTGCAAGAAGGCGGTGACCATTACAAGAAGTTGGGCGCCTATCAGCCGTGGGAAGTGTTACGCCGCTGGCTGACGCCCGAAGAGTTCCGCGGCTACATGAAGGGGACCGCCATTGCCTATTTGGCCCGCGAACAGGACAAGGGGGGCATGCTGGATATTCGCAAGGCCGGCCACACCCTGCAAGGTCTTGTTGAATTGTTGGGGGCTGAATAATGGCCGCCCGCGAATCCGCCGCAATGGTCAAGGCCCGCAAGATGGTCACGGAACAGGGCGTCACGCCCTACGCCGCGGCGCAAAAGGTCGGCTTGACCCGTTCCGCCATTTACATGGCCCCATGGTACAAGGCTTGGAAGGCGGCCCAAAAATGAAGCGAATCGGTTGTCACGCCCGCCAGTATGGCGACCAAATGATTTGTGCCCCTTGCGGGCTCAATTGGGACGTGAACGACCCGGAGCCGCCGGAGTGCCGCAAGCATGACGGCCGTTCCAAGGTCGTGAAGCTGGTCAAGGAAATGGAAACGCCGAAGCCGGCACCCAAAGGGCTTCCCGACACCTTGCCGCCCCATGTGGCCGCCGAAATGGAACAGGCGCACAAAAACGGCGGCATGCAAGCCGCTTACCGAATTTTCCTTGACAGGATGGACCTATGAAAACCGCAATTGTGCTTTTGATGCTTTATGCGCTGGTCAGCTATATGGATTGGGAAGACACCCAAGCCGACCAGGCGCACTATTGCGAAATGGTCAAGGCGAAGACCTGGCCGGACTATCGCGGGACATATCGCCAGGAATGCCCGAAGTAAGGGGCGCCCAGGCTTCGGCCTGTTGCTCCACCCAATCCCGCAAGAAAAGAAATTGTCGCGTCGTCACTGCGGCGTCGGAACGGAGCCCCGCGCATTCATCCGTGACGGGCGGCTTGATGCTGGCACTAGGTCCAGGGTCGGCGGGTCTTGCATCAGTTCCGGCGGGGGCTTGGGGAACGGCGGCGGCTTTACTGCGACCGGCGTCGTTCCGCACGCGGCCAGGGCCATACAGGCGACGCAAATCATTAGAACCTTTTGCATATTCATTCCCCACGTTTTTGGTGATTTCGACGCCCTTCTTTTCGACGGCGTCATGTTTGGCCTGTTGCGCTTTGCCGGCCGCGTCAACCTTCGTCTTGAAGGCGTCAAACTTCGCGCCTTCATATTCCACACCTTTGACAAAGCCGAAGCCCAGCAATGTCACGGCAAAGAGTGCCAGCACCAAAACCCGATAGGGCCACGGAACAAGGGCGGTCCACATGGTCAAGCCTGATTCATGGCCGCGACATACTTCGCCCGGCGCACTTGCAAGACGTTTCGCACATGCTCCCGGTTAATTTCGCACGCGGAACGGCCGCCATAAAGCGGTTGTCGGGATTTCATGCAATGCGCTTCGACATGCCCGAACCATTGGCCCGGGTCGCATCCTTTGGACAGCACGCACGCCCGACGTTCCTTTTGCACGCCACCAACGCCCCCGTTATATCCGGCGTCCCCGAAAGCCAGCATTGCCGGCGTGTGGGCGAACGGGCGGGCGGCGTCGCGTGACATAAGCACCACGGCACGCAATTGCAAGTCGGGGCGGGCATAGACGTTATCCCAAGACCAGCCGGCCAGGTCCGCGCCGTACTGGTCCCGAAGGGCGGCCAGGCTGTCAAAGCGCAAAGACCCGTCGGCACGATAGGCCCGGGTGATTTGGCCCATGCCTGCACCCTCTTCACGGTCAGATTTAAGCCGGGCGGCCGGATTCCAGCAACGGGCCGATTTCAGGCTGACGCAAGATTCCTGTTCCACCAGTGCGGCAAGTGTGGCCGGGTCGGGATGGTCGGGCCAGTAGTGGCGCTGTTCGGCCTTCAAAATCGACCCGTAGGCGTTAA